GCTTACACCCGCGTTGATGGCGCACTTCTGGACACGACTTCTATCAAGAAGTTGACAATGGCCGCATCTTAATGAAGATTAAGATGCTACAAGGCTTAACCGGCCCGGAAATTACCTGGCACTCAGGGGAAGTGCACGACGTACCTCCCGCGATTGCTGAAAGGTATATTGCTGCTGGCATTGCTGAACGAGTAGGAAAAGCGGAGGGTGTCAAGCCCTCCGCTACACCTGCAAAGCGCAGCACCAAAGCAACTTCTAACCGGGCGAAAGCCTCAGAAAAACGATAAATGATAGGTAGTTCTCGCTACATAGAAACAATTGCAGGTGCCGTAGAGCCGGTAACGCTTACAGAAGCAAAAGCACAGTTGAAGGTCGATTATGACACCGACGACGCGCTTATTAATACGCTGATTTCTGCCGCTCGACAAGATTGTGAGAACTACCTATATACCGCGTTGATAGACCAGCGCCGAATTGCCCTATTCGATTGCTTTGGCGACCTGACAACGGTCGGGCCTGCTATTGATGTAGAAACGGTGCAATACTTGAATGACTTGAATGTGTGGACGACTGTCGATGCTGCTGACTACCGCGTAATTGACGACGTAGCACTACGTGTGGTAGCTGTTGATACGTGGCCTGTTGACATTGCTAACGGCCCCGGAACGGTTAAAGTGACCTACACTTGCGGTCCTAACGCTGGCACGGTTAGCCCTGTTGTAAAAGGATCAATTCTGCTGAAACTAACAGACGCTTACACGAACCGCGAAAACCCAACACGTGCCAAACAGACATTGGCTGATAATATGCTCGGATTAGAGCGTGTAAATATATTCAGCTAATGGATGTAGTGGGGAGAATGCGGGAACGGCTAACGGTACAGGAGTACACTGAAACACGCGACAACATGGGCGGCGTAATTGAAACCTACGCAGACAAGTTTGACACGTGGTGTGCTGTCAAGTTCCTAACGGTAGGAAGTGACGAAAAGGTACGAAGTGAGCAGCTAACGAGCCGCACTTCTGTACAGTTTACGATACGGACGCAATCGGGAGTAGTCAGCGCCGCAGATCGGATAGTATTCAAAACGAAGATTTACGAGGTTGACGCGGTTGTACCGTCTGGCAATTTCTTAGAGTTTCAAATACTTGAATGTTACCAGATTTCGGAGTTCAAAACTACTGCCTAATGCCAACGCTAGGAAACGCAGGTGAAATTAACCGTGAAATAGACGCATGGATAAAGAAGGTTGAAGGTTCCGTTAGTGACTTTAACAAACGGGACCGTAGGAAGATTTTAGTTCGGGCCGCAAGGCCAGTAGTGAAGACGGCGCGAAGGTTAGCCCCTAAGTCAGCAAAACCACACTACCGGAAAGACGGCACAAAACGGATTAAGTACAACCCTGGCAACCTAAAAAGGTCTATAAAAAGACTACCGCTAAGGAAGTCGAGAGACGCTTTTGTAGGCCCCCAATTCGCAAAGAAAAAGGTGGCTGAATACGGTGGCCCCGGACAGCCAACAGATGCGTACTACGCTGCAATGATTTACGGATCAGCAGCAGCATTTAATAGAAAGGTGTTAACCCCGGCACTAAGCCAGAGCGCACCAGCAATAAGGAGTGAGGTCTCAACCGCAAGCCTTGCAGCAATTAAGAGCCGCGCACGAAATCGCGGCATAAAAACGAACTAATGAACCCGGAAACAGGCGTATATGAATTGCTTTCAACAAATGCCCCGCTAACAGCGCTGGTAGGCAGCAAGATATACCCCGTTACGGCTCCTGAGAACACGCCTACGCCTTACGTGGTGTATAGCCAGCTTGAAGAACAACAAACGCTCACACAAGACGGCCCTGTCCCTAACGGGTGGACATTTCAAGTGACAATAATAGGACAAAACAACTTCGATTCTAGCGCAGTAGCGCGGGTGGTGAAAAGTACCCTGAATTGGAAGACGCAACTGCTTGACAGCGGCGAAACGATAAGAACCGTTTTCGATGATGAACTAAACAGTTCATTTGATGACGAACAAAAATATTTTCAAACGGTGCAAGAATACAAGGCCCGTAAAACCTAAAACCTTAAAATAACTAATTATGCCTACAGCAGGAGTATATAACGGCACTGACCTACGGGTATATGTCGGTGGGAATGTAATAGGACACGCTACAAGCTGTACTATGTCCCTTTCAATGGAAATACGGGAAACGCTCGACAAAGACAGCGTTTCCGGTTTCGCAGGTGGCGAAGCGGGTCAACGTTCCGGCAGCTTGTCCTTTGAGGGCTTGGCTTCCGAAGACGTAACCCTCAACGCTGCAACGGTAGAAAGCATTGCCGACCTGCTGACTCAGTTCAACAGCGATACCGCGTTTGCTTGGAAATTTTCGAGCACCACAACGGGAGACGTAGAAGTCTCTGGAAATGGTCTAATCTCTGACATTTCGATTAGCGCCGCCGTGGAAGAAAACGCCACACTCTCAGGAACCATTACCATGATCGGCGCTCCGACGTTTGGTACTGTCCCGGCCTAACCCGTAAAACACCACCCCCATGAGTACCGTAAAATTTAAAGGGCAGGATTGGCCCGTACGTTTTGACTTCTCTGCCATCAAGCGCACCCTTCCTTTGTTCGGTCTTAAATATATGACCGATGTGGCAAAGTTGGAAGCTAAGATGGCAGAGGAGTTTCCCGTTGACGCAATGGCACCATTTATTCATAATGTTGTTCGCTCCGGCCTTCGCTACGTTGGCGATGAGCGGGAATGCCCAACGTTAGAAGACATCGAAGACGCTATTGACGATGACATGGGCCTTATCGGTGATGCTGTAAACGCAATTGCTGAAAAGAAGCCAGAGGTTAAGGTAGAAGCGGTCCAAAAGTCGCTACCAGTAAAAAAGAAGAAGCCGACCTCCAAGCCTTAGCGCTTGGGGTGCTCGGCTTGTCCCTTACTGACTTTTTCGACCTGACACCGGGGGAGTTAATAGCTGCCTTATCTGAGTTCAGAAAGCAGGAGCGGGTAGGATGGAAGCAGACACAGCTATTAATGTTTGCTGCTATGCGCCCACACTACAAAAAACTGTCTCCTAACGACTGTATGGCCTTGCCTTGGGACGAACCCGAAAAGCAGAGCAAAACAGAACTAACCGAAGAAGATCGGGAGGCCAAGTTGGAGCGGAACCGCAAGATGGACGAACGCGCCAAACAAGAATACCTAAACACCTTGAACTAATGGCTAGAAGCGATTTAAGTGTACGGATTGGCACAGACCTTAGCAACCTGAACAAGGGGCTTGACGGTGCCTTGAAGGGGCTTAAACGCTTTGGCTTCAAGGCAGAAAGTATTGGCCGCGATCTTACGACGCGCATATCGTTGCCGCTTGTTGCCCTTGGTGGCGTTGCGGTAAAGACGTTTGCAGAGTTTGACCGGCTGGAAAAAGGATTGTCGGCGCTTAACGGGTCAGCAGAGGGCGGCGCTAAGTCGTTCAACAGGCTTAACGCTGTCGTTCTTGACACTAGGACTACCTTAGACCTTAAAACGGCAGCGCTGGGCGCTCAGAGGCTCCAAGGTGCTGGTTTAAGCGCTGCCTTTGCAGAACGAACAATCAAGCAATTAGGTATTGCGGCCACTGTTTCCGGTTCTGCTATTGATGACGTTGGCGGGGTAATTCGCCAGTTTACTCAGATTGTAGGTAAGGGCAAAATCGAACAGGAAGACCTTAATACGATTCTTGATCGTATGCCTGCATTGGGCGCGGTCATTAAACAGGAGTTTGGCACAAGCACAGCGGAAGGAATAAGGGCCACAGGAATATCAATGGAAACATTTGTTTCTAGGCTGGTTGGTGCCATCGAAGCAAACAAATCATTTCAAGGAGTACAAGGCGGTTTAGCTAAGTCTTTCGAGTCTTTCGCTAACGCTGTACAGGTAGGTATTAGGCCACTAGGTGAGGTTATCGCTAAAACGCTGAACCTTGAGCAGAACCTACAACGCTTAGGCGACTTTGTAACCAATGCTTCACAGGCTTTTGCAGACCTAAACCCCAACGTACAAAAATTCATCGTTTACACGGCGCTGGCTGCTGCTGCGGTCGGTCCGCTTACGTTTGGATTGGGCGCGGCTGCTAAGTCGTTACCGCTTCTTATTTCGGGCTTTAAGTTGTTGGGCGGACCTATTGCTAGTATTGTAAAAGGCATTGGCTTTTTGTCGTCTAGCTTCAGCCTATTGTTTACGGGTGGAAGCATCGGCAGGGCCATCTTAATGACAAAGGCCATCGGCGGCTTAAAAGTCGCTTTAGCCGTACTTACAGGGCCTATTGGTTTAATCGTTGCCGGTATTGCGCTTGTGACGATAGCGTTCATTAAAGCATACAAGAACAGCGGGTTTTTCCGGTTACAACTAGACCGGGTTGCACAGGCCATCTACCCGATCACAGAAGGGATTAAGAACCTAGTTCAAAAGATACTCCCCGACTTCTCTTTTTCGCTGTCAGGGATAGGAACGGCGTTCAATGCTGTTTTCTCTGTTATCGCGGGTGGAATATCGTTTGTTATCGAAGGATTTATTGCCATCGTTGACACGGTAAAGTTAGTTGCGGGGGCTGTGTCCGACATCTTCGACGGTGACTTTAAAGGCGCTGGCGACAAGTTTGCAAAGACATTGTTCAACCCTGTTGTACTTGCGAAAACGGCGGTAGATGCGGCTACCGCAGCGGCAACCGTTTTTAGCCAGACACTTGAAGGCGAAAACACAAGTAAAGCGTTCGGCAGCAAGGGTTCGGGGCCAAGGTCGACCGCAATAGCAGGCGGTGACGGAACAGAGCTTGTTGACGGCGGTAGTGGTGGCGGCAAGGCAAAAAAAGCATCTAACCCAGGGGATGTTATTGGCTTTTTCTTAGCCGATCTGCTAGATAAGTCTTCCGGCCTTGACAGCGTCACGAAAAAATTAGGGCTTGTTGAAAGCAAGCTGGCAGAGGTTGGCAAGACGGCAAAAATATCTATTGGAGACGCTAGTATTTTTGAAGGGTACAGGGAGGGATTATCTCAAATAACTCAAAAGCAACTAGCCTTTGGTAATACCTTCGATGCGCTATCAGAGCAGATAGCCCTAACTAAGTCCGCTATCACCTCATTAATAGACGACGGCTTAACAGAAGAAAACAGAGCAGTACAAATACTTACCGAACAGTACAAGGAACTAACAGCCACTAAAGAAGAACAAGATAAGGCGCAAAAGTTGTCTAACGAAAAAATAAAAACAACCAAGTCTCTTTACGAATCGTTAGGTATAGTTTTTGACGAAACTTTTAAAAAGTTTAGCGACGGCCAAAAGGCTCTAGCTATTGGTGTTGCAGCGGTTGCGAATATTGCAGAATCAGCTTTTGATAGCATGGCAAGCGGGGCAAAGTCTTTTGGTCAAGCCCTTGCAAGTGCAACACGGTCTATTGTCGGTGACTTCATTAAACAAGGTGTTGCGGCAGTTGTCTCCGGTGCTTTGGCGAATTCGTCATTTCTTGGCCCATTGGCAATACCAATTGGCGCGGCGGCTGGCGCAGGAGCAAACGCATTATTCCAAAGCCTTTTAAGTTCGTTAGGCGTACCAGCCCTTGCCGAAGGTGGTATAACAACAGGCGCACAAGTAGCCCTCATCGGTGAAGCAGGCCCGGAAGCAGTAGTACCACTGCCCACCCTTGATGCACTTATTCAACGCGCAGGCGGTGGAGGCGGTGGAGGCGGGCAAGTAGAGTTTGTCCTTTCGGGCGAAAATCTACGGGGCGTACTAAACCAATCTAATTCATCCTTCAACCGATCATTCTAATGGCAACAATAGTAAAGGGGACGGTTGAAAGTATTTCGGGTGTAGACTACAACGTCTACCTTGATAATGGAGCGCCTGACGCTGGCGGTACGACCCTTAGTGTACGTTCTGCTAAACTTACCTACCGATCTGAAACGGAAGACGTAGACGCGCACCTATTGACTTCTAAGATGTCAATAACGTTCAGCGTTCACAACACCACAGAGTTAGCCCTTTTTGATGGGCTGATTGATGCAAAAGAATTGGACTACAAGTTAAGAATAGAGCGCGAAGGCGTTTTATGGTGGGTTGGTTTTGTCCTGCTTGATTTGGTTAGTGTAGATTTTGCACAATTCCCGTTTGACGTTAAAATTTCGGCAACGGATGGGGTTAGCAGGCTAAAAGATATTGACTACGAATTAGGGGCTTTAAGCGAATTTGCCACATTAAAAGAACACCTGTTTAACGTCCTGACCCAAATGCCCCTGAGTGATTACTACGGGGCGGGGGATGAATACCTACGGGTACATTCTACCTTAGTCCCCGAAGGGATGACACCGGGCGTAAATATCTTTAATAAGGTTAGGGTAGGCATTAAAGCGTTAAGGACAGTAGACAAGCGCGGGAGGGTCAAGTACACCAGTTACTATAACGCTTTGCTTGAGTTTTTGCAGATGCTTAACGCGAGAATGGTTTATTCGCAGGGGCGGTATCTTATTACTGAGATAGCCGACTATGCCCGACCATTAGACGACGTTACCTTTTACCGCTACAATGAGGCGGGAACGGAACTTGCACAGGAAGACTTAGTTAACTGGACCACCTACATCAAGCAAATAGGGCCAACGTTGGCGGGTTCTGACGCGGTTGCGCTGGCAAGGGGGCAAACTACCCAATACCCACCTTTAAAGGCGGTAGAATACACCTACAAGCACTACAGTAGGCAAAACCTGTTTCCCGCCTACAATGGGCAAACATTGGTTAACGCAACGTCCTACCAAGAAATTTTATCCTTCGACACAGACGGGGGAGCGGGTACAATCTCAATATCTGGCAACGTTGCAGGATCGTTCACGGCTCAGGCAACAGCATTGCCCGCCAACAGTCAGGTATTTGTAAGGCTTGCAGTTTCTCTTGTCATTGTAGACGCAGATGACAACAATGTAGGCACAAGCCTTAGACGAAACGTTACCATCACAAGTAACGGGTACTCTTATCAGCCAATTGAGTGGGTAGACGGCAATATTGCGGCGCTTGCCTATTTCATGCTTCCACTTCCCCCGCGCTCGGCAACAAACAGCGGAACCGCTGGCTTTACGATTAACACGCCAGCCGTCCCCCGGTCTGGAACACTTCGCTTTGCAATTACACATGAAGGCGTTTTTGTGGATGGGACGGAATACGACCCCAGCACGGTAACTGTTACGCTGCAAGAATTTTTCATGGAGTCTATACTTACCGGCTCCATAGAAGACCAATATAACTACACTTATTGGCCAGTAGAGACGGCGGCAAGCGGCTTTAATTCTCTCGTATTAGAGCGGGAGGCGCTTTTCGGAGATGGACCCGGCGATAATACTTTTGGACGAATAGAGTACACAGAAAACGGCACAGATTGGCTAAGAACAGATAGATGGCGTAGGTGGTCAGGTGTTTACCTGAATGCTACGGCAATGGTTCACACCAACATGATTGCCGGCCTGACACTTGCGCTTCAAGACACTAGGCGGCGGGTACTTGACATAACTGTAATCGGTGACGACTACCAAGCAGAATTTCTACTTGGCAGTCAATCATCACTGTATTTGATGCAGTCCGGTGAATTGAACCTTGGGAATGATGAATGGCGCGGTAGGTGGTTTGAGATAGCGGCAAATTTTGTAGACACGGTTACAGTTGGAGAACCTACCGAAACCGATCCAGTTGCCGGCCCAGGTGGATCAACAGACGGACCAGATTTGCCGGGACCGGGCGGGGGATTTGACCCCCCTGACCCGCCGATTACTGGCAACTCTGCGCCCGGTATAAACACCGTTCCAACAACGGTCGGTACTGGTCTTGCTGCTGGTGACGAAATAACAACGGTTGACCTATCCAACCTGACGAACGTGCCATTGTTTGCGGGTGATGTAGTAGTTGTTACAAACCAAGTAACGGGCCAGACCCAAACCTTTACAGTTGCGTATGATTCAGACTTAGGCGTGCCAGACCCAAACCAAGTCATCCCTGATGTAACGTCGATACCCTACTACGGCGAGGATGGATTGGTTTGGCTTATCCCTGATACCGGAACAGTTGCAGTTGTCTCAGATATTGCAGATGTAGACTTTCCAGCAGGTTCATACGTGCAGCCCGATCCAGTCTTTACGGCACAGCTACAAGCCCTGTTGCGAACTGACCATTACGACTTCCATATTTTCGACTATGATACAACCATCACCACAGGCTTTGTCGGCCCGTTCTGGCGGGCGGGTAATCGTATTGGTTGGGGCATTAGAAAGGTGCAATTTTCTTTTGCTCAGGACTTAGGCGCAACAGCCGTAAAGGTCAATCTAAAGTATTACGATGCAACCGGCTATCGGTACACGGTTGCAACCTTCAACTCTAACGGGCTGGGCGGCATCGAGGACGCTTTTGCAGACGTTGCGGTAGGATATTACCGGGTGGAGGTAGAAACGATCACAGGGACGGCTCCCAAGGGCTTGGTTGTCTCTATTCAAATGATAAAACAAAACTAATGAAGTACGTTTTTGCATTGTTGGTACTGTTTGCTTGCGCTGGTCTACATGGTCAGGCACTTGACGCGCTACCTACTATTGATGAACCTCAAGACTTTGACAAAATCCACACGTACACGCGGGGTTTCTCTGCTGCGCTCCGGCTTGATACGCTGCGTAAGTATTTTGCGGCTGACATAGTGGAAGGGATTGCAACAAGCCCTTATACGTCTATTCCTGACAGCCTAAGAGGACGTTTCTTTACGTCTACAAGTGATTCGCTTTATTATGTAGACTATAACTATAACTTTTACAACCTAACGCCGGGAACGGGCGGCGGTGGGGGCGCTGTAGATACATTCAGCTTGCGTGACCCTATTTTAAGGATGCCAACGGCGGGAACGACAATAGGCGGCAATTCCTTTTCTGATTGGGCGCAATGGCACTATTTCACGGCTCCAACACTAAGCCTTTCGGGTTCCTCTCCAACGAACGAGGTAGGAACATCTAACAGCTATACGTACACTAATACAACCACTAATTCAGGTGGCGCAACCTTATCCGGCGGTCGCATCGAAAAGAATAGCGTTAGCGTGGCTACGTTTGGCGCAGCGACAACGGGAAGCTATACGTACACCTTTGCACCTACTAGCGTGGTGACTGAAACAATGCGTTCTGAACAAGAATGGTCAGGCGCGGGAGAGAGCGGAACGGCGGTAAGTTCCAGCCGGACGCTACGAGGCGTGTACCCTGTTTTTTACGGCGTGTCTGCAACTGATTACAGCGCGTCAGGCAACATCTATTCGGTGCTAACCAAACTGGTGGCGACGGAAGGAAACAAGACCGTCACAA